TCCGGGCGTCGACTTCTGGGACTGGTATCAACGCGACGCGGCCGCCGACGTCGAGGCCTGGCTGGCCGCTATGGACGCCGGCGATCGGACCGGGCTATTCGACACGACCGAAGAACCCGAGGCGAACATCCCCTCAGTCGAGGGGACCTTCGACTTCGCCGTCATTCAGCGCGACGCCGCCGGCAACGAATCGGATCCCGTCAGCTTCGCCGGCTGGAGGGCGGTCCCTTTAGATCTGAGCCCTCCCCCCCCAGCGGAGGGCGGAACCATAATCGACGCCTGACCCTTCGGCTTCTCGTGATCCTCGCGATCGTCGGGGCCGTTGTTTTTTTTTTGATGAAGGAGTGAGCTCATGTTCGGACTTAGTCTTGTGTCTGTCATCGTCGGGATCCTGATCGGTCTCGTCCTCGTTCAACTGTATCCGCCGGCGGCCCAGGTCGGCGTCTGGATCCTCAACAAGATCAAGGAGCTCCGCTCCTGACGATAAAAAAAGACCCCGAGCTCCAGCACGTCCTGGCGCATTTATGGAACGCGGTCCATTATTGCGCTACGGGCGAGCCGGAGGCGGCCGAGCATGAGCTCGAGTCGATCGCCGGCCTGATCTTTTGGGATACCGACGACGAGTTCGTCGCGTTCACTCGAGGAGACAATGATGGCGAAAAAAAGGCGGAACCCATGCCGGCGGCGGAACCCATGCCGGAAGCGAAGGCGGAAAAGTGACGACGATCCAGGTGTTCGACATCCCGCCGACGCCAGCGCCCCGACAATCCCGGCGCGATCGTTGGTGTCCCTCGGCGTCCGTTCAGCGTTATCGCGCGTTTAGGGACGAGGTCGCCTGGAAGATCGGCGAGCTCCCCGAGGACTTCTTCCACGTCATTTTCCTCCTGCCGATGCCGGCGTCCTGGTCGAAGCGGAAGAAGTCCGAGACCGTCGGCTGGCCTCACCTCCAGAAGCCCGACAAGGACAACCTCGAGAAGGCCCTGGTCGACGCCGTCTTCCGGAACCGTGACGACGCTCACGTCTGGAACGGCGCATCGACGAAGCTATGGGCCTATACGCCCGCGATCCTGATCGCCGACGACTTCATCCCGATCCTCGAGCTTCCGGTCGATCTTGCCGAACTTGTCCGGGGCTCCTGGGCGCTATACGATCGGACCCCCGTCGTGTGAGACGACCCTGGAGGCCGTGATGGCCGCGAACGGCGAAGAATCGACACCTAATGGACACGGTCCCGCGCGCGCGACGCCGGGGAACCGCGCGATCCTCCCCCAGTATCTCGTCCAGTTCCTCGATCTTCTTCGGAAGACCGGGAACGTGTCCTTCTCCGCCAGGACGATCGGCTGGAGCCGGTCAACGGTTTACAATTTCGCCGGCAAGAATCCGAGCTTCCGCGAGGCAATGCGCGAGGCCATGAGCGAGGGCCGGGAGCTCCTCGTCGCCGAGGGCTGGAAGCGGGCGACGACCTGGTCGGAATATCTGGACTCGAAGAACGGCTTCCACATTAAGCCGCCCTCCGATCGCCTCCTGGCGATCCTGATCGCCGGCTATTTCCAGGAGTTCAAGCCGGGCCGAGACGAAGACGTCCCGGCCGACGTCCTCCTCCCGGAGACGGCGGACCTCACTCAACTCGACGACAAGGAGCTCGACGCGCTCGAGCGGATCCTTGTGAAGGCGGGCGCGAGTGAGCTCGGCACTCGCGAGGATTAGGGCCGAAAAAGCTCGTCGAGGCCTCGGCCTTCACGACTTCATCGGCAACGCCTGGACCTGGGTCGATCCCGCCCCGGCCGCCTTCGGTCGATATACGCGGACGCTTTGCTGGGTCCTCGAGCAAGTCCTCCGGGGCCGGATCCGCCGGCTCATCATCAACGTCCCGCCTGGTCACATGAAGAGCCTCACCGTGTCGGTCTTCTGGCCGGCCTGGGCCTGGCTCATGCGCCCCGAGGTCCGCTTCGCCTTCACGTCTTATCGCGGCGACCTGGCGCTTCGCGATGCCGATCGCTCTCGGGATCTGATCCGGACCCAGTTTTATCGGGACCTCCTCCTGGGCCGCCCGGCAAAGTGGGGCCTCCTCCGGACCGGCCAGGATACGAAGAGCCGCTTCGCCAATACCGAGGGCGGCTATCGGTTCAGCGCGGCGGTCGCCGGGATCATGGGCGAGGGCGGCGACATCGTCGTCCTGGATGACCCTCACAACGTCGAGCAAGCCGAGAGCGACACCGTCCGGGATGAGACGGTCCGGAAGATCCGCCTCGCGCTCCCGACTCGAGTCCGATCGAAGACGGGCGCGGTCGTGATTATCATGCAACGCTTACATCCTCGGGATCTCACCGGCGTCCTCCTGGAGGAGGAGCCGGGCCTGTGGACCCATTTATGCCTCCCGGCCAGGTTCGAGCCAGATCACCCGCACCCTTGCCCCTTCGACTGGCGTCGCCGGCATGGCGAGCTTCTCTTCCCCGAGCTCTTCAACGACGAGCGGATCGACGAGCTCACGACCGGCCTGACCGAATACGGCGAAGCCGGCCAGCTTCAACAGCGCCCGCACCCGCGCGAGGGCGGCATGATGAAGCGCGACGACTTCCGGTTCTGTGACGCGAGCGAGGTCCCCGCGGGCGGGACGATCGTCCGGGGCTGGGATCTGGCGGCGACTGACGCGAAAGCCGTCGACGCGAAGAAGGCCGCCTGGACGGTCGGCTTGCGACTTCGTTATGTAAAGCGGAGAATCTACATCGAGGACGTGATTCGTCTCCGAGGGTCGCCGCTAAAGGTTCGGACAACAATGAGAAACGCGGCGGATCAGGACGGGAAGGTCGTCACAATCGACTTTCCGCAGGATCCCGGCCAGGCGGGCAAGGCCCAGGCGGAGGACATAGCCGCCGACTTCCCCGACCGGAGGATCTACTACTCGCCCGAGAGCGGCGACAAGGAGATCCGAGCCGAAGCTCCAGCGGCACAAGTCGAAGCCGGGAACGTGTATCTCGTTCGCGGCGCCTGGAATGGAGTCTTCCTGGACGAGGCCGCCGCCTTCCCTGGGAGCACCTTCAAGGACCAGGTCGACGCCTTCTCGAGAGCCTATCACCGAGCCGTCAGACAGCCGAGGAGACCTCGGTCCGGAGCCGTTAAAGGAGCCCACTAATGAGTCAGATCCTTGCCAATTCGACCGCGCCCTTCCAGGCCGGAATAACGTCACCGCCCGAGTCCGCCCAGGGCGGCTCGAATATCTCCGACCCTCATCCGGACTATGCGGCCAGGCGCTCCGACTGGGTCGTCATGTTCGACACAAACGAAGGCCAGCGCCACATCAAAAGCAAAACCTCGACATACCTCCCGGCGACCTCCGGCATGAGGGCGCTCTCGTCGACGCCGAACAAGCTCGACCAGGAAGGCCTCGCGCTATATACGGCCTATCTGACGCGCGCCTTCTTCCCGGACATCGTCAAGGAGACGGTCCGGGCCCTCACCGGGATCCTCGATCGAGAGCCGGCGAACATCGAGCTCCCCGAGGCCCTCGAGGATATGCGTGAGCTCGCGACGCCGAAGGGCGAGTCGCTCAATGACCTCCTCGTCCAGATCCATATCAATCAACTCCTTTACGGCCGCCTCGGGCTTCTCCTGGACGTGGATCCGAACCGGGACCTCCCGCTCCTGGTCCGCTATCCGGCGCCCCAGGTTCTTAACTGGGACGACCTCACGGTGACGAAGGACATCAAACAACAAGACGACCAGAAGCGGAGCGAGGCCGTCCGCCGGCTTTTAATGGTCGTCCTCGACGAGACCCGCTTCGAGCGGGATACGGGGAATAAATTCACCTGGAACCTTGTCCCCAGGTATCGGGCGCTATCGCTGGGCGAGGCCGGCCAGGAAGTCTTCACGTCGATCGTCGAGCGTGACGGGAACCTCCAGGAAGCGATCCAGCCATCGGTCAAGGGGAAGACCCTCGACGAGATCCCCTTCGTCTTCATCAATACGACCGACCTGGCGACCCAGCCAGGCGAGGTCCCGCTCATCAATCTCGCGAACCTCGGGCTCGCCATCTATCGCGGCGAGGCCGATCACCGGAGCGCGCTGTTTATGTCCGGCCAGGATACGCTCGTCATAACGGGCTATAACCTCGACGCCGGCGGCCCGGATGACAATCCAGGAAGCGACTCGAGTCCGATCATCGGCTCCGGGGCCTTCCTAAATATCCCGGATCCGGAAGGTGACGCCAAGTTCATCGGGCCCGACTCGAACGCCCTCCAGGAGCAACGACAGAGCCTAAGCGACGATTATCAGCGCGCGGGCGAGGAAGGGATCAAGCTCCTATCGTCGGGCGCTGGAGCGGAAGCCGCGGAGACCCTCCGGATCCGCGTCGCCGGCCGGACCGCGACCCTCCAGACGATCGCCATGACCTCGGCGACCGGCCTCGAGACGGCGCTCCGGATCGCGGCCGTCTGGGTCGGAGCGGATCCCGAGGAAGTGAAGGTCGAGCCGAATCTCGACTTCATAACCGAAGACCAGGATCCGGCCGACCTGGTCGCCTTCGCAACGGCGAAGAAGTCGAAGGTCCCGCTCTCCTGGAAGTCGGTCCATAACTGGCTCCGCCAGAAGGACTTCACCGAGCTCACCTTCGACGAGGAGCTCGAACAGATCGAGGAGGAGGCCGATATGGACGCCTTCGACACCGGCGGCGATGCCTTCATCGGCGAGGACGGCGAACCGATGCCAGGCGGACCGCCCGGCGACATCAATAATCCGGCTATGGTCGCAGCGCGCCAGGCCGCGATCGACGCCGCCAATGGCGGCCCGACACCGCCAGAAGGCGACCAGGAGCCGCCAGAAGACGACCAGGGCTAGAAGATGCCCCCGTCGAATGACGACATCCAGGACGCCCTGATCGCGCATCAGATCGAATTGCTCCGCCTATCGAAAGGCATGGCGAGCCAGATCCGGGGCCTCCTGAACCGGGCCGAGCCGGAGCTCCGCGCCAGGCTCAAGGCGCGCCTCGAGAAGATCGCCGCCCTGGGCTGGGATCCGGGCCCGGCGACGACGAAGCGTATGGTCAAGACCGCCGCCCTGATCGCCGGCATCAATCGCCCGACCTTCGCCGAGATCAACGCCCTCGTCCGCCAGGATCTCGTCGGCCTCACGATCGGCGAGACCCAGTTCATCTCGGGCGTCACTACGTCGGCGCTCCCGGTCATATTCGAGCCGAGCCTCCCCAGCCCGAAGGAGCTCCGCGGGATCGTCTTCGCCCGGCCCTTCCAGAACCGGATCCTCCGGGACTGGCTGGCGACCTTCGAGGCTGGCGATCGCCGCCGGATGATGGATCAGATCCGCCAGGGCCTCGTCTTCGGCGAGACCCCGACCCAGATCTCGAGGAGGATCTTCGGGACCGGGGCCCTGGGCGGAGTCGACGGGACGCGCGAGATCACACGCCGGGGATCCCAGACGCTCGCCCAGACCGCCGTCTCGGCGATCTCGAACGCGACCCGCCAGGCCTTTTATCTGGCGAACAAGCGGATCGTCAAAAGCGAGAAATATGTCGCGACCCTGGACTCGAGGACGACGCCGATCTGTCAAAGCCTGGACGGCGACGTCTTCAAGGTCGGCCAGGGCCCGATCCCGCCGCTCCACATGAATTGTCGCTCGATCCGCGTCCCGGTCATCGACGGGCGCAAGCTCGGCAAGCGCCCGGCCTCGGCGGCAACCCGCCGGCAATTAAAGGGCCTTCGCGGTCCCGCGCGACGCCGGGCGGTCGAGAAGCTCGTCGGGCCGGTCCCGGCCGAAACGACTTACACGCAATTCCTACGCCGCCAGTCGGCGGGCTTCCAGGACGAAGTCCTCGGCCCGGCGCGCGGCCGGCTCTTCCGATCGGGCGAGCTCGACCTCAAGGGCTTCGTCGATAATTCCGGCCAGCGCCTCACGCTCCGCCAGCTATACGACCGGGATCCCGGCGCCTTCCAGCGGGCGAACGTCCCGGCTCCGCCGGCGCCAGGCGCTCCAGTTCCCCGGAATCCGTGACTTGACATAATTCTGGGTATATGATCCCGCTCATCCTGTGAGAGGAGCGAGATCCGGATGACCCTCGAAGCCGTTTTATCTGACGCGACAAAGATCCCCGAAGGGCTCAAAGAGCACTATATCGAGGCCGACGGCGTCTTCCTCCTGGACGTTCCAGGCATGAAGACCCAGGCCGACTTCGATAATTATGCGGCCGCATTGAAGAAACGGTTCACCGATGCCGGCGCCGACTTCGCGAAGAAGCAAGGCGCGGGCCTCAGTCGTGACGACGTTCTCGAGGTCGTCGAGACGGCTCTCAAAAAATTCGCCCCTGGCGCGACGCCAGGAAAGGGCAACGGGACCGGCAACGGATCCGGGGACGGTGATGACGTTTCCGCGCGTCTTCACGACCTGGAGCGGAATCTGGCGGCGGTCAATAAGGAGCTCACTCAGGCGAAAAAGGAGCGCGACGATGCGCTCGGGCGAAGCAAAAACACAACAATACGAAATGAGCTCGCCCAGGCTGCAAGCTCGGCCGGCGCGACGCCGGACGGGGTCAAGAATCTCGTCACGCTTGTCGAGGAGAACTTCGAGGTCGCGCAGGACGGGAGTGTCGTGACGAAGCTCGAGGCCGGGGACGGAGTGAATCCGAACCAAAAGCCCGAGGACTTCTTCGCTGCGATCGCTCGCGATAAAGCGTTCCGGATGTTCTGGCCGAAGTCGGTCGGAGCCGGGGCCGACGGTGACGGGGCGGGAGGCCCTGGCGCCGGCGGCGATCTCAGCAAGGGAAACCCCTGGACGAAGGCCGGCTGGAATATGACGACCCAGTCCAAGCTATACACGCAAGACAAAGCCGAAGCCGAACGCCTCATGAAGGCCGCCGGCGTAGAACTAGGCGCGGTCGCTCCAGTGCGATAGACTCGCGCCTGTAAATAACTGCCAGGCCGTGAGGGCCGGCTCAACTTGTAACAGGAGACCCTCATGGCCGAAGTACGTGTCGCGGACGTCGTAGTCCCCGAGATCTTCGCCCCTTACGTCCGAACCCTTACCGAGCAAAAGACCGCCCTCGTCGACTCCGGCGTCGTCGTTCGCGATCCGGCGCTCGATGGTTTTCTGGCTGGCGGCGGGACAACTTTTAACGCGCCCTCATGGCGTGACAATGATGACGACTCGAACGTCCTCCCGGACCGAGTGAGCTCGGACGATCCGGGCGTCGTTGCAACCCCGGCGAAGATCCAGTCGAACCAGGAGATCGCGAGACGACTCTCGCGGAACCAGTCCTGGAAGAGCATGGACTTGTCGGCGGCCCTGGCCGGAGACGATCCGGCGAACGCCATCGCGGCGAATGTCGCGGCATACTGGCGGAGGCGCCTCCAGGCCGTCTTCGTTGCTACCTGGACCGGCATCTTTGCCGACAACGCCCAGGTCGCCCCGAACGATGACCCGCGCGCCGGCATAACGAACAACGCCGCCCAGGACGACCTCACGGTCGACATTTCCGGCGTGTTCACGCCTGGCGTCACCGACTTCTCGGCCGAGGCCTTCATCGACGCGATAACGACCGCTGGCGATAGCCAGGGCGACTTCGTCGCCGTCATGATGCACTCGATCGTGTTCTCGAAGGCGCAGAAGAACAATCTCATCGACTTTATCCCCGACGCGGTCAATACGAACGCGGCCGATATTCCGACCTTCCTGGGCCGGCGTGTCATCGTGGACGATTCGATGCCGAACGCGGCCGGCGTGTTCGATACCTGGATCTTCGGCTCGATGGCGTCCCGCTGGGGCGTCGGCAACCCGAAGGTCCCGGCCGAAGTCGAGCGCGAGCCCGCGCAAGGCAACGGCGGCGGCGGCG